TTACGTTATGCTTCTGCTTAAATCTCCTAATACTAGACAGCATATTGTAGTAGTAATCGTATTTACTAAATCCATTCTCAACCCGTAAGTCGTTTAGAGGGTCTATTAAACACCCATCGTATTTTAGTACTTCCATCTGTTCTTCAAAAGCCTCCAAGACTTGAGTGGCTGACGGTTGTTCTTTGAATGATATTATAGTAAAGTGGTCTAGAACCCAATCAATAGCAGTACTAAACTCTGTACTTGACATTCTGTCCTCCCTGTCTTTATCGGCACTTTTACCTATAAACATCTCTGCTATATCTGAAATCATATCACCTACAGGCTCGTTTTCAGGACAATAGCAAAGCCATTTCCAACCATAACGCATCGAGGCGTTAAGCATTAGGTAGAACATAGTTGTAGTTTTACCTATGTTAGCTAGCCCCATTATAACATCTAATTCTCCCTTTCTATATTTATAGTGAGGGTCTAGGTTTGGTATACCTGTAGATACTCCTTTGGGCAAACCATTTCTGAATATATTACCCGCGTACCTTTTTATATCATCTTTGTTACTTATCTTATACATTGTAGAAACCTATTTGAGAGTTAGTAACATTTTCAGCGACAACCTTTTTAGTTGCTTTAAGTTTTTCTGAATGATACTCACAGAATTTAGTTACGCTAAATAGCGTTGAAGGTCTTAAGAACTTTTCGAAGTCCGTTCCTAACCATTGAGAGCATTTAACGTCTATGACGTGCTTAAAGTCGTCTAGGACATACCCCTCACTACACCTAGCGTTGACTAATTTCTTTATAGCTTCCCCAACCCTAAGTCTTTTGTCTGCTTTTTCGTTCAAGTAGTCAATGATTTCAGAAACAAATCCCACAGACATAGAGGGTGCTTGAGGTGTAGATTTTTCTCTCTCTACAACCTTAACCTCCTTGTCTCCGTATTTCTTGCATCGAATAACCCTCCTATCTACTTCTTTATTAGGCTTATATAAAAGCTTGACGTCTATCAAACCTTTTTTAGATAGAGAAGAAACAACCCTGCTAACACTACTTTTACTAAGCCCAAAGAACTCAGCGAAGTAAGCGTTGCTAGCTATGCAACCATTCTCATTATCTAAACTGTGAATCTCTGCTAAGAAAACTTTCTCTTGCATAGATATGTCTTTAGATTCCCAAATCTCTTTTGGAATCCATATTCCCTTAAATCCTCTACTCATCGCTTAGTCTTCCCAATCTTTTATTATCTTACCAAATTCTTTCTCGTAATCCTCTTCGTAGTATAACTTATGTTTGTTGCAAGTATTCCACGCGCCTTGACAATCTTTAGTTACCGCAGCGGGATTTCTTTCTAGGTACTTAGCGCAACTCCTAACGCTTCCAAACCAAATAACTTCCTTGTATTCTTCAGCACTACGATTAACGCACACAGCCACTACAGGTCTAGAGTGACCTCTATTTTGTTGTTCTAGGTTATCCATTTATCATTCCTTGTACTATCTCTAGGATAGCGTTACACTTAAATTCATTGTTTCGTTGACTCACTAAAACTTTAGTGATTTTTTCTCTAGGTGTTATCTTCTGAGTAAAAACCATTGCATCTATGCTTTCCTTGTATAGCTTGTAAGTCTTGTCAAAAAGAGAATAATCTTCTACGTATTTTACTGAGTGTATTACCGATGCGTGATGACCATTAGTTAAGCCCCCAACCTTTTGGAGAGTCATATTACAATTACGTCTCAAATAATACCTTAAGAAGTGGCGAGAGACTACTACGTTTCTAGCTCTACTCTTCTTCATTATATCTACTTGAGGGACTCCCGTAAGGTCGGAAACAAAACTAATTGCCTCTAAAAAAGCGTCACTACTTTGCATTCTCATCTACCTTTTCAGGGATGTGGAAAGCATAGTTATATACTAGTGAAGCATTCTCTAACAAGTCCTCTATCTTTTTAGACATCGGGCTTGCTAACTCTAAGCATTTAAAACGAAAGTCTGCTTCCATTGTAACTTGCTTGATTCTCTTGTTCATCTCTGATTGAGATACTTTGTTTTCTTTAGACATAATCTAAACACTTTAGGGGTTAAGTAAAGGGGGCAAACCCCCCTCTACAATTATAAGACTTTTTTTATTTAAAAAGGTAAGTCATCCTTTTTCGCCGTTTGGTAACCATTGTCGGGTAAGCTTTCGGCAATTGCTTCTGACGCGTCTATTTTCCACGCATCTATGTTGTGATAATACTTTCCGTTATACTCTCTTGAAGAAAGGTTGAAGTGTACTCCTACGGAATCCCCGACCTTGTGAGAATCTATTAGAGTTGTCTTCTCTCCGAACAGAGTAAAGCAAACCTCTTTCGGGAACTTGTCTACTGTCTTTACAACGAAACTTTTCTTTTCCCATTCTTTCCCTGCTTTAGTCATTCCCTTTTCTGCCTCTAATACTTTTACTAGAGTTCCTGTGATTTTGTTTTCCATAGTTGATTAATTAAGTAGATTATCTAAGCTGTCTTGATTTTTACCATAGTCAGATTGAAGTACAGCTTTTCTAGCTTCATCTCTAACTGCTTCATTTTTAAATAACTCTTTAAACATCCCGAACAATTCATCTGTGTCTGCATTTAAAGCAAACTCAATTTCTATGTCGGGTGACTCTTCATCTACATAGTTGCCTATGGCTATAATAACGCAGTCGTTTGTTTCTACCTGAGTCTTTAGTAGTTTTTGTTGAAAATCTCTGTCTTTCATTCCCATTTAAAAAGTATAATTTACAGTTGGTATTATAAACTTCTCAGACAATCTACTATCATCTGATGACGTGCATATCTTCACCAAGTCATGATTTTCTTGAAACATAGTTAAGTGATTGTCCTCGTCGTAGTATTCTGAGTAAGCATATATAGAAACATTTCTAGCCTCTTCAATAGAAAAACATTCTTCCAATAACTTCTTAGCTTTCTTTTCTCCGATTCTAGGTATCCCTACTATGTTGTCAGTAGAATCTCCTGATAAAGTTTGTTCATAAAGTTTTTGCCAAGCATCATATTTGCTTATAAAAGAAACTTCATTCTTATTCCAATTATAATGATACCCCTTTATTTGAAGTAAGTCTTTGTCTATACTACATATAATTGTAGACTCTTTCATTTCTGTTTGGCAAATCCCCAAAGCATCGTCAGCTTCAAGCCCCTCTACATTCTCACAACTCCAAGTATCTATTAAGTATTCCCTTATTGTGTCTAAATGTTCAGGCATAATAATATCTTTACGATTACCTTTGTAGGGTTTTATTGTAGCCAATTTTTTTCTGAAGTTACCCTTCCCTGTTAGAAACCCTATATAGCTATCTGCTTTCGTTACGTAGAATAAGTGTTCGAACATAGCATCTATAGTCTCGTAGGCGGACTCTACATCTTCGCCCTCGTGTTTCCAAGCGGCTCGATAGAGCATAATATCCGCATCTATCAAAGCCGTCTTAACATCTCCCTTATTTAACTTCATCGAAAGCTGACTTAAGGTCTATAGACTGTTCCTTTGTAATCTCGTAGTCGCCCATTTTAGATTTCACAATATCACCTTTCCCTCCTATTATTGCGTTTATCATTGCATCTAACTTAGTAGGTGTTAGTTTTGTTTTAGTCTTGAATGATTCCTTGACTTGATTAACATATCTGTTATCATCCCACATACCCAAGAATATATCTGAGTTGAATCCTAACTTAGATAATCCCTTTGTAAGCGCATCGGTGGATACCTTTTTAAAGCATTCATCATCGAGTTTACCTTTCCCATTGTGAGAAGCAATAGATGAGTTTATAGCGTAGTTTCGGACTTCTTCTCCGTCTTTATACCAAAGGATTGCTTGATAGCATATAAGCCCGTCTATACCATTAAGGTTATAGAACTGCTCTTCGCTAATACCCCAACCTTCGCCTATACGACCGAATGCTCGTGTAAGTTCCCTAACTTGATATTGTGCGTTGATACTCGTAAACTTCCGACCGAAGCCTACTTCTTTAGTGAAGTTCGGGTCAGTAGTCTGTACTGAATCCCAAAACAATAAATTGTTTACTTTTTTTGTCTTTTGCATTATTCCTGTTTTTTTGGTTTTACAAATATAGTGAATTAATGTTAATACTCAACACTAAGGCTTGTTTGTTTTGTATACATATTTAGCAACGGTAGAATATCTCCTACCTCCTTTAGCATCTAACCACCTTGTCGCTACTTGATGGTCTTCAGTTGATATACCATATCCATCGTTTCTGAGTCTAAATATAGTATCACTAAGTCTGGTATTCCCTAAGTCTCTTATAGCCTCTAACGAGGTAATACTCCCATAGGTTCGGATA